GTCAGAGAAGACAGGCAAACAACTTAAAGACAGGGTTACCGTATTCAATGTGGGGTCAAGACAACAGATCGCACAGCGTCTGCAGGAACGTGGTGTTAAGTTTACTAAGACGACTGAGAAAGGGACTATCATAGTTGATGAGGGTACACTGAAAGCTATTGACTTACCTGAAGCACAACTGATTGCTGAGTACCTGATGATACAGAAGCGGGTTGGTCTGCTTGAGTCATGGATTGATAACGTCAAGGATGACGGTAGGGTACATGGCAGGGTCATTACTAATGGTGCTGTGACTGGACGCATGACACACCAGAAGCCCAATATGGGTCAAGTACCTAGTGTCAACAGCGAATATGGACCTGAGTGTCGTGGTCTGTGGACTGTTGATGATGGTAACATCTTATGCGGGACGGATCTTTCGGGGATCGAGTTACGTTGTCTTGCACATTACATGCAGGATGACGAGTGGACAGAGGAACTATTGAATGGGGACATCCATCAGAAGAACGCTGATGCCGCAGGCATTACGAGACCGCAGGCTAAGACTCTTATATACGCGACATTGTACGGTGCAGGACCGGCCAAGGTTGGTAGTATTGTCGGCGGAGGTGCGCGTGAAGGGAGTGAAGTACTCCAGAATTTTTATCGCAACACCCCTGCGTTATCAAGACTTATGGAGAAAGTTAAGAAGGTGGCGGTCAAAGGGTACGTACCCGGCTTGGATGGTAGAAGAATACTGGTGCGTAGCGAACACGCCGCACTTAATTCATTACTGCAAGGATGTGGTGCTATTATTGCGAAGCAGTGGTGCATCGAGGCGCACAAAGAGTTCAAGAGACAAAGACTTCCTGTACAGCAAGTTGCATTCGTGCATGATGAAATCCAGATTGAAGCACAGAGACCACATGCGGAAACTGTTGCGTCAATCATGGTAGCCTCTGCTCGCAAAGCGGGTGAGGTGTTGGGGTTTCGGTGTCCCGTAGATGCCGAAGCAAAGATTGGTAACAATTGGTTTGACACGCACTAACAATGTGTGTTATAATATATGTTCTATTACTTCCTATAGGAGAAAAGTATGAGCGAAGTATTTAAACTTGACAACGTAGAGTTGATGTGGCCCTTCCTGTATGAGCGTAACAAGCTCAGCGGTAAGTACCAAGTCGATATTGTGAACCTCGATGACGATCAGATCGAGGCTATCGAGAAGACTGGCGTGACTGTACGCTCTGATGCTAACAAGCCAGAGAAAGGGTTCTTCATTACGTGCAAGTCTAAGAACTACGAGATCACACCACACGATAAGAATGGTGACGTGATTCCTTCAAGCATCAAGGTAGGCAATGGTTCTAAGGCGAACATTATGGTCAAGCCTTATTCTTGGAAGTCACCGACTGGTCAGTCAGGTATGTCGTTAAGCATTGCTAAACTTGTGATCACTGACCTGAACAAATATGAAGCACCTGAAGTCAATGAGATGGCTGAGGACGAAGAGACTCTGTGATCGCACTGATTGATGGCGACATCCTCTGTTACCGCATAGGATTTGCAACTCAAGAGGAATCTGAGGACATAGCTATCAGGACGATGGCTAGGTTCTTGGAAGACATGCTGATGTTTGATATCGACTGTTCAACATGGAGGACATACTTAACTGGCAGTTCAAACTATCGGCATGACTACGCCATCACTGCACCTTACAAGGGCAACCGCAAGGGAGAGAAACCAGTACATCATGGTCTCTTGCGGGAGTACCTTCAATACTCATGGAACGGTGACGTGTACGAAGGGATCGAAGCTGACGATGCAATTGCAATCGAGGCAACCAAGTTCGGTGACGATTCCATCATCGTCTCCTTGGATAAAGACTTTGATCAAGTGCAAGGATGGCACTACAACTTTGTTAAGAAGGAGAAGTATTACATCACCGCAGAGCAGGGATTGCTCAACTTCTATATGCAGTTTCTTGTTGGTGACCGCATTGACAACATCATAGGTGTCAAAGGTATTGGCCCTAAGAAAGCTCACAAATTACTCAATGGACTGAGTGAACGGGAGATGTTTGATGTTTGTGTTGAGGAGTTAGGAAGCCACGAGAGGGCTGTCGAGAACGGAGTGTTGTTATACTTACAACGCAAGGAGAATGAGTTATGGAGTCCGCCAAGTGAAAACGCAGTCAGCGAAAGCGAAGGGGCGTAAGCTACAGCAGTGGGCGCGTGACCAAGTTCTCGATGTGTATCCCCATCTGGAGGAGGATGATGTTAGAAGTACAAGCATGGGTGTTAGTGGCAGTGATCTTCAACTTAGCCCTTTGGCTCGCAAGTCTTTCCCGTTCGATGTCGAATGCAAGTCGCTTGCGAGAGTTGGAGTCTATCGTTTTATTGACCAGTGCAACAATCGAGGCGATGCACAGCCACTTGTCATCGTTAAAGAAAACAGAAGAAAGCCTTTAGCTGTTGTTGATGCAGAGTATTTCTTTGAACTATTGAAGAAGGTTAAGCATGATTAAACATATGGTCATACCTGACACGCAAGTAAAACCTGATCATCCAATTGATCACTTGCGTTGGGCAGGAGAATATGCCGTAGATAAAAAGCCTGATGTGATCATACACATTGGTGACCACTTTGATCTACCTAGTCTATCAACGTATGATGTCGGTAAGAAATCGTTTGAGGGCAGACGCTACGTCAACGATATCAACTCAGGCATCGAGGCTATGCAAGAGTTCCTTGATCCTATTCGTAAGGAACAAGAGAGGCTCAAGCGTAACAAGGACAAGCAGTGGAACCCTCGCATGGTATTCACACTTGGTAACCACGAGTACCGTATTGCTCGTGCTATCAACGCTGACCCTAAACTAGACGGACTGATGTCCTTTGATGATTTATATTTAACAGAGATGGGATGGGAGGTGTATGATTTCTTACAGCCTGTGGTCATTGATGGTGTGTGTTATAGCCATTACTTTGTTAGTGGTGTTATGGGAAGACCAGTAAGTTCCTCTAACGCACTGTTGAACAAACAGCATATGAGTTGTGTCATGGGTCACGTACAGGATCGTAGTATCTCCTACGCTAAACGTGCTGATGGTAAGCGCATCACTGGATTGTTTGCAGGTATCTATTATCAACATGATGAGGACTACTTGAACCCGCAGACTAACGGATCATGGTCTGGTATCTGGATGTTGCATGAAGTCTTTGAAGGTACGTTCGATGAGATGCCAGTGTCAATCAACTACTTGAGGGAGAGGTATGCCTGATCTAAATTCTATGGCCCGTGAGTATCAGCTTGGTGGTAACCATTACACATCCAAAGACATACAACCTTGGGATGCAATGCAGTCATGGATGACTGAAGATCAGTACCGTGGATACTTAATTGGTAATGTAATCAAGTACATCGCTCGCTTTCAGGACAAGGGTGGTGTATTAGATTTGCAAAAGTGCAAACATTATCTTGACAAACTAATTGAAGTATGGTAAAATAGATGTTTACGCTTGAAGATATTAAGGATAAGCTCAAGCAGTTAGATGAGGTAACTCTGATGGAGACGTTAGAGATTACTTCAGAAGACTTAGTTGAAAGATTCGTAGACCGGATCGAACAAAAACAAGAGACACTGGAGATAGACTTAGATGACTCAACACCTTGGGATAACGATTGATTATGAAAGAGACAGTCGCCTTAGTGAGCAAGCACTTACGCTTATGCGTGACTACTATATGCTTGAGAATGAAGAGTCTCCTCAGCAGGCTTTTGCTCGTGCGGCAGTTGCCTACTGTTATGGGGATCTGGATTTGGCACAACGTATTTATGACTATGCCTCAAAAGGTTGGTTCATGTTTGCGTCACCTGTGCTCAGCAATGCCCCAGAACCGAATGGAAAGATTGGTGGGTTGCCTATTAGCTGTTTCCTTACTTACGTGGGGGACAATCTTGATAGCCTTATTGAACATAATGGGGAGGTAGCATGGCTTTCCGTAAAGGGCGGAGGTGTGGGTGGGCACTGGTCAGACGTGAGAGGAGTGAGCAACAAAGCTCCGGGACCAATCCCATTCATGAAAGTAGTAGACGCGCAGATGACAGCGTACAAACAGGGGAAGACACGGAAGGGAAGCTACGCGGCGTACCTAGACGTAAGTCATCCTGATATCGAGGAGTTTATCTCCTTCAAGGTAGCGACTGGTGGTGACATCAATCGCAAATGTTTTAATCTTTTTAATGCAGTGAACATCACTGACGCTTTTATGGAGGCGGTAATTAATGATACAGAATGGAATCTCACAGACCCAAGTACAGGAATTGTCAGAGATACAGTCGAGGCTCGCAGACTTTGGCAACGAATACTTGAAGCTCGCTTCAGAACTGGCAGTCCTTACCTTAACTTTATCGACACAGCCAGACGAGGTTTAC